ATTTGTATTCACCTATGGCAATCTGAGCGCAGGCATCTTGAACGAGCAGAGCTACATTCTCAATTCCTAACTTCACCAGTCGCTTGCGATCTTTGACGAGATCAAGAGCGCAGATTTGGTCATAGATGTCTAAGCGGATTTCGGCTTCCAAGCGAGCAGTCATCTTGGCTAATTGAACTGCTAGAAACTCGTCAGACTCAGCACCGAGAATTAACTTGCCGTTGTTAATTTCCCAATGTTGTTTGGCTTTACAAAATAATTTCACAGGAGCATCCCTTCATCTGCCGAACGCCAGACTATGCAAGCGTTTCCATTTGCATTTTGTCGAGTCGTTCCGGTGTCGATGATGAAGCCGTCTTTAACAAGTGAGCCTCGGATTGGTCGAACTGTGTTGCCGTCAAGGTGTAGGTAACGCTCCACTTCTTGATCTGTCGCACCTGCGATCCCTCGATTGGTAAAGAACTCGTAAACTTTACGGCGAAGTGTTCCAATGTGAGGTTCAATCTTTGCCCTCGCTTCCAGTGATGTCTGCTTCATGACAGTTCCTGCACTCTCTTGTTAAGTGCATCTTTAAGAGTTGTCCCTGCCACCTTGATGTCCAAAAAATCTTTTTCTTGATTCCAAACGATGCGAAGGTTATCTACATCGTTAGTTTCGCCAATAAGTTTTAGGATTCCCTCTAAGCGTTCTAACTGCTCAGGGGTTAGAGTGCGAACAATGCTCAGAGGTTTGCGTGGCTCTTTTGCATAACGCTCAACCTTCTCCATCTCGTCACGGCTAGGGCGTTTATTGCCTGAGAAAATAAAGTTGGCGAGTGCGCGACCTATTGATGAGGATTCTGCGTTCTCTAATGCGCTAGTGGTGTTCACCATTCCAACGCCGATGATCTCCTCAGCCATGCCCGTTGTGATTGGGCGATTGTCTTCTTGATTTGTGTATAGCTCTGCGCGAACGATGAAACTTCTATCGTCACGATGAACTAGGAAAGTGTGGATTCTGCCGTTTGGGAATTGCGCCCAGAACTTTTTGAGTCTGGATTCAACTGTTTCATAATCGTCTAAGTTGAACTTAGCCATGAGGTGCCTTCCGTTTGGGGGTTCCTGTTGGAACCTGTTGGGCGATACCTTACGGCATAGATTACGATTTGGGAAGCACCCAATTTCGGGCGTTTCGTGCTTAGATTAGGTCATGATTAGAGTCCAAATCAGCCTGTACGGCCTTGCCGTTATGGTAGAGGCTGAACTGAAGTACCCCGATCAGATTGACGATATTGTGGGCAGAGCCAGCACCCTATTTGTAACGGGCTTAATGGCAGCCAAGAACCAAGAAATAGATATTTCTCAGGTCAGTTTCTTAGATGATGAAGAGGATTAGTCCTTTTTCTGCTCTGCGTAGATAAATGGTGGGCCGGTATAGGGGTCGTGTTTTGCGGCTATTTCTAACGCTCGCTTGATTGACTTTCCCGACTCCAGCGCACCCAGAGCGAACGCGCTACCCGAACCGATAGCGTATAAACCACCAGCATCAATAGAAACGGCGAAATCATCCCCAATGTCAAACACTTCGCCACATACTGCAATAAGGAACGCGAATCGAGTTTCCTCATCTTTATCTCCCTCTAACTTGAGATCGTTGTCTTTGAAGCATTGCTTAAGCGATGGGATTACTTTTGAGATTACAAAGTGGTAAATGTCTTTTTTATCATTAGCAGTTGGTACTGGTGGGTTCCAGATATGTTGAGCAACATCGCAGTAGCTAGACAATCCGCTTCCGGCAACGAGATACTGTCCACGCCGACTGATTTTTGTCATGTGAATATGTGAGTATTTTCTAGTCGCAGTCACCTGAGCATCTGCGCCAAATCTCACTCCTTCGGCGGTTTGCACCGCAACGATGGTAGTCATTAGTCAAGCCAAACTTGATACTGTGCCGTCACTCTGCCCTTTTCAGGATCAATAAAGTGCAAGCGTTGAGATGGCATACCACTAGCCGCCATAGAATCACGGGCATAACGATTATCTGACTCGGTAGAACCTGTCCAATAGATGTTGTAACTTTTTTGAATTGGCTCCTGAGCATGACGGTGATAATGACCCAGATAAATGTCGTGGAAATCGTAATCGTGTGCGCCAGCCTTCCAGCGATTAGCACCGGCAATCCAAGCACTAGGAGATGCAAATCCTGAGCGACCTAACTCATCGCCATGCATTAACAAGGCGCGGTAATTGCCAACCTGCACTTCTTGAATATCCTCTGGGCAGTCATCCCAAGTTAATCGTTTTTCATCGGCGAGAATTGTCCTGGCGAACTCGTAACACATTCGATCTACATTGTCGTTCTTAGGAACCTCTGCTCGCTTGCCTCCGATTCGACCGTGATTGCCCCATTCAGCGACAACCGTGACCTTTTCAAAGTTGGCGAGCATGATTCTTACAAAGTCCACCATGAGGCGAGATACCTGTGTGAACTGTCCAAAGAGTGATGAGTCGATCTGCCAGAGTTGCGCCGGATAGTTGAAAAGTCCCTCGACCATGTCGCCACCAAACATGACTACGCACTCTTTTACTGGATGATGTGCGCGTTGTAAGTCTGTGAGGTGAACTATCTTGTCTGCAAACTGCAAAACTCTTTGGCGCATGATTTCGGAGTTGTAGCTCGTAGTAACTTTCGCCCCCTGCCAATCGGTCGAGTGTATGAGTGCGACCTCTGCTCTGCTTTTGCGAGCATCTTTCTTAGGTGCCAAAACTGGTGGGACTTTACCGAGAGCCAGCATTGCTTCATACGCGCCTTGTTGAGTTGCTGTGACGAGTTGATCGTTGCGGATTTTTGCGGCGGCTAATTGCTTTTGAGCGTTATTTAGCGCAGCGCGAAGGGCATCTAGCGTTGAGTCATCTTCGGCTTGCTTAATTGCTTTTTCAAGACTCATCGATGCCTACAATCTTTCGCCCGTGCCGGATGTAACCGGAAAGGTCTAACCAAGAGTCTTCGTGTTGCGGGTTATTTGCGATTCTGATTATTTTGAGCGCGATCATCATAAGATCAACTTCGTGGGCAGGGATATCATCTCTGTTAAGGATTGCTCCCCACATTCGCCCGATACGGGTAAAAGCCTCCTCTGGACTGCCATAAGTTTCTTGGCGGTCTTTCAGGACTTCGTTTAGTCCTCTGATGGACACAAGCATTTCCCGTTGCGGTGTTTGTTAAAGGTAGCCTCTGCGATTTGGAAACCCTCTGATCTGAGAGCTGAGACGAGAGCCGTAGTTGGGACTCCTGTTTTAATAGCGTTGAGCAACACTTCGCGGTCTTTCTTATCAAGCATTTCTGTAATGATCGCTAGTGTGCATTTGTGAGTTTTAGCGGTGAACTTTTCGATTGAGTCGGATAGTGCCATCTGTTGCCTCCCTTTCAGGGAGAAGCGTACCGAGAATAATTACGGGAAGCGATTTGACACGCAATAATAAAACCCCCGCCGGCAAGCAGGGGTTTTAAAAATTACTCACCTATTCCACTAAGAAAGGTTTTGCTATTGCTGGTTTGATAGCACTCACGCCAGCGAGCGATGTTAAGTTTTTTTGGATCATTGGCGGTTGCCAACGGGATGATCTTATAGGCACATTGTTAAAAGTAGCAATAGGAAACCAATAAAAGTCCAGAGATAAATCATTCTTTTATCAACCCGCTGTTGATCTTGATGACCTGCTTGACATCTGCCCCTTCAGGCTTATACGGGTCTGAGGGTATCGCTATCGGCTTGGTCACTCCCCCATCGTCTATGTTGGCAAGGTATGGGGTAGCGATATGAGAATCAGGGGTTACATTCGGGTTTGCCATAGACTCATGCGAAACTAGACCGCCAGTAATAAAGCCGACCAAGATGTACCCTAGGTGGGGCATATCGTGTTGAAAGCCGGTAGCCGCCCAAGTCGAGAACGCGCCAGTCATAGCAATCGTGAGTTGCTTAGCATCGAATATGTGAAACCTGAAATGGTCTTTTAATTTCATAGTGTGCCTTTGAGTTGATCGTAAATAATCTGCGGAAGTGCGCCCGTAACTTTCAGCCCTAGATTGACCTCATATTTAACCAGCGCGGCTTGCGCGTAGGTGTTCATAATGCCCGTGTCGTATTGGTGGGGGAGTAATCCAGCCTTTGTAAGAGCCAACTCAACTGCCATGACTGCGGAGTTTTGCTGACCTAGATTGAAGGCGGTTTTAGAAACGGGAAAAGGTGGAGCTACGAATACAGTTTTAGCAGGGGTTGAAGCGGTTGGGGTAGTAGTCAGCATCCCGTTGTGCATGACCCCTGTGGCACCGGCGATGACTGTTCCCGTTCCACCCACTACTGCAGTCGCCTTCTTGCTCGTAGAGCCCTTAGAAACGGGTTTGAGGGGTACTGGGTACTTAGGTCTAACAATCGCGGCAATGAATAAGTACGGGCGATGAACGCGCCAGCACCCACTTTCGTGAACGGCATCATTGGGGTTGCCTGTATTGAAACCGATGGTGGTAATGCCGTCTGGAGAAGCGTTCTCGATAATCTCGACATGATCAACGGTGCCATCTGAGTTCCAGTCATAAAAGACAAGATCGCCAGGTTGCGCGGCGTATTTATTGACAACCAATCCTTGCCGTTGAAACCACGGTAAGGCGGCAGGGTTATAGGCAAAACCTTTAGGAGTTTGCGCGGCTATGAGGTGAGAGAGTCCAACCTGAGCAAAGCACCAAGAAACTCCCATCGCGCAATAAGGTGCGTTTTTAATTCCGTACCAGTCGCCATAAGGGTTTTCATCTTGCGCCCCCGCGTGAAAGCCAAGTTGCGAGCGAGCTACATTAAGGACATCAAGCGCGGTGGACATCTGACCTCTTTCTTAACACAAAAGCCCCACCCCGTAGGGCAGGGCTTTAAGTCATGGAGCGAAGCCCATAACGGCGTGTGCTTATGCTACTACTTAGCCTTTGGAGTTTCAGCCGCAACGATCTTATTCGCATCGGCAAGTACGGCATCAACGCCAGCCTGAACCAATGGAGCAGGTGCGCCTGTGTCTTTCGTGATTGTATTCACAAGGCTCTTTGGGTTAATACGAGCCAAAAGTGGAGCGAGCAATCCGCCGACAAGTGCTTCAATAATGATCTGCTTAACGGTTGCGTGTGGGTCAATCTGATAGGCGGCATATCCAGCAGCGACTACACCGTAGCAGTAATGCTCAAGAAGTGCCTTTTCTTTTGCCGTAAGGTTGAGTTTGAACTTAGCCATTTGTTTCCTTCTTTCCGATGAGGTTGCGAACATATTTTTCTGCTTCAAAATCGCTAGCGGCTGCTACATGAACCCCACCTGAACCGCGATGATGGAACTCGCAAAGCCAAACTAGGTTCTCTGCCGATTCTACCCATTTTCCTACTTCGTCAGGGTTAGATACTCCTGGATAATCGACTTCAAGCCACGTGAGATCGACCCCGTTTTGTAATGAGAATTCGATGTGCGCGTGATGCAATTCAAGAGGCTTATCAAGGCTGCACTCTGAGAAGTCATCTCTGTGTTCTCCGATTGAGCATTTTGCTGTGTCATGGGTTGCCTTGTGGTAGTGGTCGAAATCAACATAATGAGGGTCATCGGTGCGAGCTGGATGCGCCGGATAGTGGATTGTGTAAGAGTGGGTCACATTCCCATCGTGAGCATCCGTCATTTTAATCCTCTTTTTGCGCTTTGAGGACTGCTACATCCGTTTTGATGTAATTTTGGTTCTCGATGAGGGAATCGACTTTGTTAATCAACCCCGTTTTGCCATCGTTAAATAGTGCGTACTCAATGCGGTCTAAACGCTTATCCAGTTTTCTCTGTCCTTTGAGGATGAAAAAGATAGGTGTTCCGATAATAATTATGCTCTCAAGGGTTGCCCAAATAGTGTTAGAGATTGAGTTAGCGTTATTCCAGAACATAGTTGCGCCCTTTCGGGTTATGGGTTAGACAATGGTGACGGTTCTAATTGTACCAACCGAGTCCACGACTTTCAGAGTGTTAGTTGTTGAGTTGATCCACATATCCCCATTGCGCCGATTTGTCGGGTCGGTAGCGACAACTGGAACTGAAAATCTTTGAGCAGTTTCTAACTTACGAACTCGCGCATAGATGTCGTCAAAGATGTCTTTTAGATTAGGCGGAAAGTTTAGGTAGCCCATGTCACTCCTAGTTTGATGTTGTAGTAAGTGTAATCGTTACAGTTTCAGGAGCGTTATTCTCTCCAGCCGTGACATTGTAGGCAACGATTCTGTAAGTGGTATCTAGCTGAGTTGGGAACCTGTCGTCAAGGATTCTGATACGCGCATCATCCCCCACTTCATAAGAGCCAAAGATCGGGTCAGCATAAGGTGGGATTGTGATTTTAATTGTGGTCGGTGGGTAGGAAACGACTGAAACCTGACCCGTAGCAAGGTTGGAGAGCAGGGTCGCATCGGACACATCTGAGTAATTAGATTGCTCCTCTAGCAAAGGCCAGCCAGCCGCGATCTTAGAACCATCGACTGCCGTAGATGTCAGTCTGCCTGGATTAGAGCCAGCCCCTAGCGCATAGAGAGTATTGGCGGCGGTGCTTCCGTCTTCAGGCCATGTGTATTCAATGATGTTGCCCGGCAATTCAAAGACTGGAGCCGTGAGAGAAGTCGCTGAATAAACCCGACCATAGCGAGGGTATCCGAGGCGCAGGAGTTTGGCAGGGTTGCCGTTGGAGTCGTAATAGACATAAATGTTGAAGTCGAAGCCCGTAGTAGATCGGGAAAGGTCTTGAATAAGGGAGAAAACCGTCTTGTATTCGTAGCCATAGATGGTGCGGTTAATCAGTACGCCTGAAGTTTCGCCACCTAACTGCACATTGATATTTCCATTTGTAGCCGCTTGAGCATTGGTGATAATTGTCTGGACAGCCGTGAGTTGGTCGGTGTTGGTAAAAACCGTGTCGGATGTAATCCTTCGGCGTTCAAAGTAGGACTCGAACTCTCTGGCGGTGAGTTTAATTGTCTGAGATTTAGAGTTGTATTCTCGCGCCCAAAGAACCCCGCCCCATACTAGAACTCCATCGCGGTCTACATAAACGGCGGTGCGAGCAGGGATAGTTGCATTTGCCACATTGAGGTTTGTTGTATTGACACCGGAAATTAACAATTCTCCCGTAAAGGTTCCTGCCGTGTTTAACTGTTGCGTGAAATTGACAGCCGTTAGCGGTAACTCAGCAAGGATGGTGTTCGTTAAAAGGTCGGCAAAGAGGTAGCGGTAGTTAGCCATGCATTTACTTTACAGGTGGAGTTAATACCTCGGGCGATATGAAATTAGTTCCGTCAAAAATGTCACCGATACCAGCGTACTTGCCGCGAAATGCGCCGCTGTAAGAGGTCTGTGCCCATTGAGTGTCAGCGCCGAATAACGATTGGCAAAATTCAATTCCAATCGTTTCGCCTTCGAGTCCAGTTGGATTCCCAATAACATCGTTATTGACCACAATCACTTGAGTAACCGTATCGCCATTGAGTTGTGCAAAATGTGCCATGATTTTCTCCTTTTATCCGACCACGATTATTACAACGCCCGAACCGCCAGCGCCTGGCGCGCCTGAAACTGTGGACCCTGTACCAGCGGCACCACCGCCGCCGCCTGTATTAGCAGTGCCCGCTGTACCTGCTTGCCCCGATGTGCCCGTTGAATAACCAGCGCCACCTCCGCCACCGTTACCGCCAGCGCCGCCTTGGTAAGTAGCACTCGCACCTCCGCCACCACCACCACCGCCGTAATAAGTCGCTACACCTGTAATTGAATTAGAAACTCCTGCGCCGCCTGCCGTTCCTGCTTGCGACGGGGAAGTAATAGAAAGAGCCGCCGCGCCAGCGCCGCCGCCGCCAGCGCCTGAACCATACGCCCCACCCGATACGCCGCCGCCTGAGTTACCGCTGCCATATAGCCCAGTCCCGCCCGTAGTGGAGTAAGCAGCGGAAGCGTTAGAAGCGCCGCCGCCCGATCCACCGTTTCCGCCTGGAATTCCATTACCACCCGAGCCAGCACCGCCACCAAAGGCCACGGCAGCAGGTGTCCCAGACTGCACTATTACGCTGTTGCTACCGTAAAGGCCAAAATTGAGACTTGAGCCGCCGCCTACGCTCGCCGCGCCTGCGCCTACCCCTACCGTGTAGGTGCCAACAGGTAAATAGAACGAGGCCGAATAAGTAACGCCGCCAGCGCCGCCGCCGCCAGCGCCAATACTTGACTGGTCGCCTGCGCTTCCTGGTGAGCCGCCGCCTGCGACGATTAAGCACTCAACCGCGCCCGCGGTCGCTACCGTGATAGTTCCCGACCCCGTGAATTTATAGATGGTCTTAGGTGCGCGTGTGGATGAATCAATAGTTGGAGAACCAGTTGTGCCTGATACGGCAGCACGACCTACGCCGCCAGCGCCGAATACAAATCCTGCAAGTAAAGGCATGAATGTCTCCTATGCAAACTTAGTCGGGCCGCCAGCAAGAACCGTGAAGGTTGCCGCAGCAGTTTTAATGATTGTGAACGAATATACATCTATTGCGGAAGCGTTACCTGACGATGGGGCGGTTCCGCCCACCCATTTCGGGGTGACTGCCGACCCGTCAACTTGAAACGCCGAAGCGTAATAAGGCGTTGCGCCATTGGTATTCATAAAGACAACGCTATAAGCATCGCCCACATTCATAATTGTATTAAGCGTAGTTCCGGCCGTACCCGTAAAGTTGAGAGTGAAGTTCGCTGATGCGTTTGTTGTGTAATAAAGGATTCCTTGCGTGTAAGCATAAAAGGGGATTGTTCCCGTAGCCGCTGAAGCAGAAATCGTCATAAGCTCGCGTGGAGATGAAAGGTATCCATCTGTAATTGTTGGTGCTGTAAGAGTTTTATTGGTGAGGGTTTGTGTACCCGTAAGGCTTACGACTGGAAGGTTTGTCGTGGTCTGAACGCGTACATCGGTGATGTTGGCGGTCAGGATAGAAGTGACGGAAGTTCCGACCAGAACCTGAGCTAATGCGATGGAGTTGGCTGGCGTAGCAGGTGCGACTGGTGAGGCGGCGGCTGTTCCCGTCACCACATTTACTACGATGTTATTTGTCGAGCCTGAGTAATAAGCATCATTGACGGTTAAGCAGACGAGATCAATGCGAGAGTTCGTTGCCGGCGCGGTAGCGATTGCCGCGTTCACTACGGCATCGTTGTAGGAGACATAAGTTCCCTGAGTTGTCGTGCTTGTTCCTACGATTGCAGCCCAACCTACGGCGATGTTCACCGACATATTCGGCGTTCCGTTTTGAGTTACGGCAAGAGAGGTCGAGCCGATGATGCCCGTTGTCGCGTAGAGAGCTTGAGTGGTTAAGCGGTCATTTTCCGCTGGATGTGAGCCGTTTTGTAACCAGCTAGGCGGTGTGCGTAATGCCATCAGTTCTCCCTGTTATACATAAGCGTTGTTCCATTGTACCGAAGCGGTTGTTGTTCCTGCCGTTGTTCCTGAACCCGTAAAGTAAAACTGATTGGTGCCGACTGCCGCGTTAAACCATGTGGATGATCCTAGCAATAAGTTACGAGCAGGTGTCCCGTTAAGAAGGACTGTGCGATTAAGCAGATCGATCGAGATGACATCTGAAGCCGCCATTGTGTAGTTAAAGTTCAGAGAAGCATTAGCCGTAATGCTTCCGATGACGGGATTTGTAACAGGGCCGTAAATTGAAATGAGCGGATAAGTATTAGTCCATCCGCTATTGATGACTGTGGCGAATTGAGTGTTAGAACCGCCGCCGAAAGTCAGGGGATAAACGCGTGGGTAGGTGCGACCTAGTGGGGTTGTGTAAGTCATAATCGCCGTTTGAACACCGTTGTCGTAATAGCGAGGGTCAGGGCAAAAGAAGTCATACTGAGCCTTGATATAGCCGTAGGTGTATTCGGGATCGACTGTGAGTTTTGATGCTCTCACGCGAGCATTGATGTATTGAAGTCCATTGGCAGGGGAGATCTGAAACTGAAGTGGGGTTGTGCCTGTTTGCTGAGGCTGGAGAGTGGCTTGCAAGAGGTTTAGGTTTTGAAATGCTGAGTTGCCGTTACCCGACAAAATGAGCATGGTCATTGTGATCGTTCTACCGCTAAGGAAATCTCGACCTGAGAACATTCCGTCTTGGTAGCCGCGATCTGCATCTTGAACGCGCAAAGTTGGCAGACCTTCTAATCCATCAACCGAGGTAATTTGATAAGGCGAACCTGCCCCACCAAATACAAATCCATTAAAAGCAAAAGAGTAAAAGTTGAGTGAAGATACGGTTGCCATTAGTTACCCTTCGCAGAAGTCCCAGAAAGTCCGGCAACGATTTGCGGGCTAGTGGCGATTGGTTGTCCGAACTTAGCCGCCGAGGTCACGGCGTTTGCCATATCTGCTGCTGTTGCGGTTGTCGAGGCGTAGATAGTTGTGTTCACGCTGTTGTCTGTGTAGTTAGACATATCCTTCGGGCCACCTAAAGGATTGACGAGAGTTGTATTCGTTCCACCCATAGACATTCCAACGCTTGCGCCATAGCTAGAGATACTGGCTGTCGAGGCACCGAGGGAGCCAAGAGAAGCGGCTACCGATTCAAGTTTGGTTTGAAGCGCATCAAGTTGTTTCATGGTCGAGTCTGAGATGGCAGTTACAGACTTGCTAAAGGCATCCTGAGCCGCCGTAATGGAGTTCTGAAGGGTATCTTGCGCATTTTGTAAAGCAAGGTCACGGGCATCTGTGGCGGCTTTTGTAGCCTTATCTAAGGTGTCTTGGGCTGTGGTAAGTGATTTATTAAAGGTGTCGTTTTCTTTATCCATTGCCGTCTGCATGGCTGATGAGTTGGCGGCAAGTTGTGTTTGTAGATCAACGCCGACTTGCGCGTATTGCTGCGCGAGGGCTTGGGTAGCAAAACTCGTTCCATCGTTCATCTGCGCGGCAAGAGTATTGAGCCCGTTCTGAGATGTGTCTTGGATTTGAGCGTAGAGAGATTTAATAGAGTTTTGAGTGTCAGGAGTTGCGTTGAGGACTGACTGAGCAAGCGCATCTCCCTGTGCTGGCCCTTGTGAAATAACCTCGTTAATGAAAGATTGATTGTAGCCCTGCGCAGCAAGAAGTCCAGCATCTTGTTGCAACTGCGTAATCTGAGCCATTTGATCTTGCAACTGAGATACCAGACCATCGGCAGTTCCTCCACCAGCCGTGAATAGTTTGCCGATGTCAATCTTGGTTGCGCTGGCAAACGCGCTAGTCATTGCATCAATAGATTGCTGAATAATACTCTGTCGCTTATCGGCGGCGGCTTGCTCAATCTGCGCGGCTTTATCTGCGTACTGTTGCTGAATATCAAGCAAATTTTCCTGATGAGTGGCAGTAGCGTTCTCGACTGCGGTGTTGTAATTATCTTGAGCCGTAGCCATAGCATCGTCATACTTTTGGTTAATGTCTGCGACTGATTGGTTGTAAGTTTCGTTGGCTTTTGCTAAAGCATCGTCACGAGTAGCAGTTGCCGCATCCATCTTCTGTTGACGGTCTGTGAGAACCGCGTTCATCTGATCTTCTAGCTTGACTGCCTCATCGTTGTATTTCTTGATTTCGGCGTTGCGCTTGGCTAGTGC